ATATCCATCCGATCTTAAGTCTGCCAGGCATCTCTGTGTTGGGCTCATTAGTTCATTTTAGGTTGTTGTTTGGTTTTCGTGCCATCTGTACCCTCCCTCCCCGTAGTGTTCCACACGGAGGGGGAGAGGGGGTCAGGGGTTTTAGCTTTTCTATGTTTATATAGGGTTTCTGCTTTCTGCTAACCCCACCTAAGTGGGGTCAAAAATCCTCCCGTCTGACTCTGCTAAGTGGCCTCCAATAACCAGTGAATTGATACCACGCTGGGCTGATTGCTTCTTTATTCCATGATCCATTAGGTATTTGATGGCATCCTCATGGCTCACGGATGGGCGCATAAACTTGGGAACTATCACCCCCTTTGTGTCCAACATACAGTGGAGGAAGACAAGAGTTTTCCGCTGCGCACCATGAAGCCTTGGCTTTTGCTCCTCCTCTCCAGACCTGGCCTCACCCTCTCGGATATAGCAGCTGGTCACAGGATCACCGTCCTCATCTACCAGGTCAGTCTCTATGATCTCCAGGAAGAAGGTGGCTCCCACGTTATCCGCTCCATCCTTTACCTTGGTGGCCTTCCAGCTCCGGTCATCCCCCTCCCTGGAGATGAGCACAGCCCCATCCGCGGCTCCCTCCATGCTGCTGTGGCCTCTAAGACCTGCTGCCAGGGCTTTTCCTGTGTGGTGCGCTACAATCAGACTTCCCTCTAGTTCGTTCTTCACGCCAGTTAGTGCATAAAGCGCAACGCTCATGTCCTCGCTGGCGTTTTCTTTGATGCCTGGGAAGGCCTGGGCAAAAGTATCTACGAACAGCACAGGCTCAATAAGCCCCATCTTGCGGATGGCCGCTACTGTGGCCTCCTGGTGCATGGTGTTCCTCATATCCAGCCCCTGGGGTGCATAAACATAGAAGTTCCCAGGTGGCTTGCGCTTATTCACCTTAGCCCAGGCATTCAGCCTCTGCCGGATACCTGCCTGGCCTTCCAGGGCGATATATACCACTGGCCTCTGCTTCGTCTTTCTTCCATGCCAGGGTCTCCCCTCTGCTATGGCCATGCACATCTCCAGAGCTATAAAAGACTTTCCTGCTCCACTTGCCCCATAGATAAAATTAGTCCCCTGGGCAATAAATAGCCCCTTGATGAGCCAGGAGACAGGAGGAAGCTGCATCACCTGGTCATAACTCATAAGCTCCACGCTGGCAGTTGCCCTGGCTTGTCTGACCGTGCGCAGGTTCAGTGCGCTATTAGCCAGCTGTGCCAGCTCAGAATCTTTGAGGACTGGCTCATGCCACTTGGTGCTGTGGCCGGTCAGTGCATTCAGTACATGGTCAAACGTCATCCCAGGGTTTTGATTCATCAGCACCCCAGCGTAGCTGATGGAATCGTTATTACGGCCACCACTGCTGACACGCTTGTACTGATAACCAGCTCCACTGGTTTTCCCATCTCGCTGGAGTAACCCAAAAGGCCAAGGGAGGATGTCATCCTCTATGCATTCCCCCATCCCGTACCATACGATATAACCACCGTTTGCCCGTATATCTATGCCCTTTGCAGGCCAGCCTGTGGTGTTCCTCTGGTCTATCCCTGGCACTGCCTTGTAGATGTAGTGGTAACCCCCGCGGATGGTGACCTGGAACCGTGTGGGGGATTGTGGAAACTCCAGCAAGGCTCCCTTCTCATCCACATCCACCACCCATATTCCTGACTTCTCACAGGCAATGCCAACATAGTTGCACCTCCCGCCCCAGAAATGCTCGTCTGGATTACTGGTGGCTGAGTTATGCCCCCCAGCACAGAGGGGAACCTTGCAATACTTACCAGGCTCCTCTGGGTCTGGATAGACATACACAGGGAACACAAACATCCCATCCTCTGCCAGCTTCCAGGCTTGATCCTTTAGTTCCTGCTCTGTCATTTCGCACCCCCAGCCAGTAGAGACACGGCTGCGTCACGGATGGCCTGTGACAAGACCTGACGAATCCAGGCTGGCCTGCTCATGCCTGCCCCCTTTGCCACTGCAGTCAGTGCGGCCATGTCTTCCTTGCCCAGCCAGAGGTGGTATCGGTACTTTTCGCTCATTTCCATTTTCCTTTACAGAATGTATTGACACACAGGATTGTGTGGGGATATTATGCCTCTACCCGCTGCATTTGCAAAGGGACAACTGGAGAACGACATGAAAGACCTGCTTACCGTAACCCTCATATTTGCTCTTATCTACGCAGTCCCATTCCTTATTGCTGCGTGGGCAACTGCAACATTTGGACTGACTGGGGCAGTGGTTTCCATTCTTGTCGCTATCGCACTAAAACGTTAAGGAGATTCACATGGGTTTCAACATGCAAACAGAGCTGGCCAGCCAGTGGCTCAGCAAGGATGACGTAACCATCCAGGGGACAGATGCTTGCATTACCCGCATCACCTCTGAGCAGGTGGGGGATGACAGGGATCAGAAGTTTGCCATGCACTTCCAGGGGAACCTCAAGCCTCTTCTCTTGAACAAGACTAACACCCGCATCATGGTGGCCTTGTATGGGGCAGACAGTGATGGGTGGCTGGGGAAGACTATCCAGCTCTACAATGACCCCACTATTGGGTTTGGTGGCCAGATCACGGGTGGAGTCCGTGTCCGTCCCAGCCAGAACCACCCTCCACGGCTTCCTGCCACCCCTGTCCGGCCCACCCCTGAGCAGATAGTGGCCTACATGAGAGCCAGCAAGGGTGGTGGCAGCATGGATGATCTGAAGAACGATATCCCGTTCTGATCACATGATGCACTTCTGCGGAGAGACCTACGACCCGCAGTTAGATGGTGTGCGCCTCTCGTCCCAGTTCTTCAAGATATTTGACCGGATGAAGGACGGAAGGTGGCACACCCTGCCAGAGCTGGCAGCTCTAACAGGTGGGACAACACAATCAGCTGGAGCCCGACTCCGTGACCTCAGAATGGAGAGGAACGGAGGACACACAGTAATCCGTGAGAGGGTGAGTGGTGGACTCTGGCATTACAGACTAATACTTAAGGAAAAACAGAATGATCAAGATACAGGAATTCCCCCAGACCACGCTGGAGCTCAAGGATGGCAATGTGGTTATAACGCAGACCTATTTCAAGATATCAATCCCCATCTGGGGAGCCCATGTGCTGATCAATGACATGGAAGCACTGCTTAACCAGGACGTACAGCCCCGCGGGACAGAAATAGACTTTGAGGAGGATGACCATGTTCTCCCCGAATGAGCTTTATTTTGACATTGAGACTGTGCCTGGCTGTGATTGGTACATGGAGGAGGTGGCTGCCAAGGTCACCGCTCCTGCCAACTACACTAAGCCTGAGAGCATCAAAGAATGGATGGCCACCGCTGGGCAGAAGAAGATGGAGGATGCCAAGCATAGCACTGGGCTGATTCCTATATATGGGAAAATCATCTGTATAGGATTTGCGTTAAATGATGCACATCCCCAGACCATCACAGGGGACAATGAGAAGGAGCTCCTGCAAGCGTTCTTTGCTCATCTGAAGTTCCAGGTGTTGGGCATGGATAATACAAAGGTCAAGTGGATAGGTCACAACATCTGCGGGTTTGACATCCCCTACCTCTGGACACGCTGCATGGTCAATGAAGTGGACAGTCTGTTCCTGCCACGCAGAGACAACAAACCCTGGGAGACATCCAAGGTGTTTGACACGCTCTACCAGGTTGCAGGTAAGGACTTCAAGGGTCACAGCCTGGGCAACATGGCCAAGCTGTTTGGCATCAAAGACAAGTATCCTGATGTGGATGGGAGCATGATCTGGGATATGTATCGTGAGGGTCTGCTGGACAGTATCTCTGAGTATTGCATCAATGACGTGGAGATCACACGCCAGTTGTATAAGCGCATCAATCCCTATGTGCTGGAGGTGTCACAATGAACCTCTATGACAAAAGCTGGAAGGATGACCCTGGTCACTGGGTTGGCAGAGGAGAACCACCCCCAAACTGGCTCCATGTAGCAATGGGCGCGGTGATGGGGGCTGCTGTCATGGCGCTATTGCTCCTCCCGTGACTTGATTAGCCGCACCTCCCAGCCACTGCCTTACACTGGTCTTGGCTGGGACTGCTTGATTCTTGTTCATAAATGTCAGGGTCTCTGCCAGTCTGCTAATGTCCTCCTGGTCAGCTCTCTTGATCCTGGATGGCCGTGATCCTCTCCAGTTATTCAAGAATGCCCCCTCATTCACCCGTCCCGTCCCACGCTCCAGCACTCCTGGCTTGAGCAGGGTCATGGTGGTGGCATATCTCCGATTCAGGTTCTGGAATGCTGCCTTGTCTGCTGCCCCCAGGTTGTTATATACAGCTTCGTCCAGTGCCTTCTTGAGGTTCTCCAGCTCAGCCTGTTTCGTCCAGTCCTTGCTGTTCTTGATCAGCTCTCCCAGGTTGTGTATCTCTGCTCTGAAGTCTGCCGCGGGAATAGCTCCCCCGTGCTTCTCTGCCAGGTCTGAGAATGTCTGAATCTTGCGCTCTATGATGTTTCTGGAGACATCCGTGCTGGCATCCAGTGCCATTGCCATGTCCTGCTTCACCCCGTCATCTATTACCACCTTGCCAGCTCTCTCTGTCAGGTTGTCATATTGCTTGCCCATTGCGGTCAGGTTCTTGGCCAGGACACGCTGGGTAATCATCTGCTCCTGGGGTAGCTTCAGTTCCTTGAGCACTCCCCTGGTCATGGCATTCTCGGTCTGATCCAGCATCCGCTGCATCTGTCCAGCTGCTCCCAGGTTGGTGGGTAGGCCGCGGGTTAAATCCTCCTGGCGCATCATTGCCTGTATCTGGTCAAACTGAGCCTTGTTTTTTACTCCACTAACCAGTGCCGCCCTGCCTGGGGATAACTCTGTGATGCCGTACTTAACAGCCAGCTCCTCTGGATTCATCAGCCCAGGAAGGAAGTCCACAGTGGGAGCCGCCCCTTCTCCTGCGGCCATCATCTGCTGTGACCTGCCAACTGCACCAGGCCTGGGAGGGAATGATAACCCTGTGCCTGTCTGTGTTGGTAGGGCATCATCCACCAGGCCTGTGTTAGCCAGGGCTCTCTCAGGCATCCGTGATGGTGCTCCCATTCCCAGCCTGTTCCGTGCACCACCTACAACATCACCCACTGCATCAGTTGCTCTCTGCGCCCCAGACATCACAGACCGTCCAGCACCTGGCGCAACAAACCCACCCCCCACACCCAGCACATCCAGGGTGGTCAGGGCAGCTGGGGATAGTTGGCCTACCTCATCTCCGATCGCCTGGCCAAGCTCTCCCAGATAGGATTGCTCCAGGTTGCCACCCATTGATTCCACACCCTGCTGGAGTAATCGCCCAGGCGCAGCCAGCGACCCCACCACCGGATTGTTCTCTGCGGAGAACCGCTCCCTGGCAGCAGCCCAGTCAGGCATATTGCCCTGCATGAGATCACCCATGCCTGCTGATAGAGTGGCTCCAGTGCGCACCACATCACTGGGGAAGTCCAGCAGACCCTTGCCTAGAGCTGCAATGCTGCTCAGCCCCTTATTGATCTCTCCAACCCCTTCCCCCTCTGGAACCCACTCCCCATTGGTCAGCCGGAGCTTGTCACCCTTGGAGTTAGAGACAATCGCACCTTCCTCATATAGGGTGGCCATTATCTATACCCCGCGGGAGCTTCTTTTGGTTGGAACAGTGGTGGCAGGCCGCGATAGTTGGAGAACCGTGACCGTGCGGATGCGCTCTTAGCACTCTCAGACCTGATGAGCTCATCCACTGCCTGTATTGCCTTTTTATCGTTGCCCAGCAGGGTGGTCACACTCGGAACCATCTCCTCTGCCCGTTCCACGTCTGCACTCGTTGTGGACATCCCCTCACCAGCGATTGACTTAGCCACCCTTGTGACCAGTTGATTACGCATGGCATCAGCAGTGCGTGACTTCTCCCCTGTGAAGCTGACCCCACCAGAGACAGCAGGCTTACCCTCCTCTGCAGGTGTCCCTGTGATCAGTTGCCGGTAGGCTGTCAAATCCTTCAGCAGGGCATTACTAGCGGATACTATGTCATAGGCCTTGCCATACTCAGGAGTCCCAGGGGTGGGGACAGGAGTTCTGCCATCCACCCCAATCTCCAGGTTGGGGGGCAGCTTCTGAGGTTCAAGACGTGGTTCTCGCTTACCAGTCACTGGGTTCATTGGGTACTTAATGTCAAATTCCTGCTGCGCCAGGCTTGAGTTAAATCCTGCATTCTTCTCCAGTGCCAATTGGTGCAGTCGCTGCATCTCCATCTTTGTCAGCTCAATTCCACGCTGAGCGGCTGCCTCCTCCTCCCGCCAGGTCTGGGTAATCCCAGCTCGGATGTCTGATGCCTTCTCTGCCGCGGTCATGTTCTCCTGGCTCCACACCCTGGCCTCGCGCTGCTGCTCTGTCTCAATTGCCCCAGCCTGGCCACGCTGGAATGCGCCTGGCATCAGAGAGGGGATTTGTGCGGCAGTGCGCAGATAGAAGTCATTGCTCGGACTGGCTCCCAGGAGTCCATTACCCTGGGGGAATCCACCTCTAGCTTCTAGCTGTGCCTGTTGTGCATCTGTCTGGGAGGCATAGGGGACAATGCTGTCACCCTGTGGCATGGTGGGGTTAAACCCAGTCCCAGCCACCCGCTCCTTGGCCAGCATATCTCCAAACTTGGACGCATCCTCTGCCTGCCGCTGACGGTCATAGTATCCACTGATCAGCCCTAACAATGAATCAGCCATTATCTACGCCCCCCAAAGCTCCCAAACCCCGTCTGGGATTGCTGCAGCTTCTTGATCATGTCCTCAAGCACATTGGGACTGAGCCCCGTCCCCAGTTGCGTCTGGTTGGGATCAGCCAATAGACCTGGAGCCTGTGCAGGTTCTTGCTGCTGCTGGCCACCTCCAGAGCTGAGCTGCATATACTGATCAAACCCCTGCCCTGCTGTCTTGTTGCCGCCCATCATGTCCTTGGCCAGCATTGCGTATTGGATAGCCTGTGCCATTATCGGATGCTCCATCCAGATGAGCCACCTTTGCTGGTTGACCGGCTGCCCAGGTCAGTGACCACGTTATTACCTAGCAGGCCACGCTGCTGCTGCAGGTTGTACCAGGGCAGACTCATTCCGAACTGCCCCAGGTTCTGGTATCCCTCACCTATCTGCCCAGACAGCTGCCCTCCCTGTTGGTAACCCTGGGCAATGTTGCCAGCGTTTGTGGCTCCCTGACCGTATATCTGGGCAATCGTGTTCTGTAGGTTCCCGCCCCCCTGCGCAGCCTGTAGAGCCCTGTCCTGGTTCTGCCCGTATAGCTGAGCCCCGAAGTCCTGCAGTTGCTGCCCCATCCGTGCCCCTGCCAGTCCCTGTGCAATTCCTGAGCGTGATCCTCCACGGTTGCCCCCTACCATCGCCTCGCTCTGCAAGCCTGGCATGATCTGCTCGTTGAAGTTCTGCCCCAGTTGCTTGGCATATACCCCCATCATCGGATCAACCCCAGGGTTCTGCAGCCGCTGGAATGTATTCTGCGCCCCCTGCATGTAGGGACTGCTGGCCTGGTTCATCATCTGCTGATTGGCCGTTCCAGCGTTCCACAGCTCCCCCATCCCCATCTGGTTCTGGAATCCTGCAGCACCCAGTTGATTCATCCCCTGGGAATAACCCTGCATCCCTGAGAGCACATTGCTCCCATTATTGGTGATGCCTTGCCCCTGGTTCCACATATTCTGGAGGAATGGACTTTGTATTGCGCTCAGCTCTGAACCGTAGCTCTCCTGAGTGCTGCGGCTTTTGCTCTTGGATTTACTTCCCATGATCTGCTCCTAAATAACCATCACTGTCCAGGGTGAATCCGAAGGGTGCAAATACTCTACTCCACCCCTTTCTGCCTTTCAATGTCAAACGATTGCATCCAATATGGGTGGCCACTTCCTTCCATGCCTCCACCAGGCCAGCTGCCCGTCTGACCATTCCACTGCCTGCCAGAGTGACGGCATGGAGGGTGTTGCCATCCCTCTCAAACACAGTGACCCCATCCGGCATGAGTACCAGAAGGAATCCTTCACCCTTCGTCACCTGTTCCCGCACCCACTCCGCGGTCTCCCCATCTCCACCACGCTCACACGCCTTGGCAATGAGTGGTTCCACGAGTGGCCACACCTCATCCACTCGGTCTGCGTGGACGGGGCAAAGACTTACTTTACGCTGGATTGTCTGCATATATTAAGAATGGAGAAGATAGGGACTGTCCCCGTGTAGGTGTCCTCGGTCAGATCCAGATCAAACCATACCTCATCCCCCCTGTTGAGAGGTCGCAGGAAGTCTGCGATCAATCGCAGGGCCGCTTCATCAGGACCGCCTGTCTTGCTCAGGCTTACCTTGTCAGGATCCCCATTGATCGGGTGCAGGGTAGTGCGTAACGTGGCCTCATAGATACGGCTGCCAGGGTTTGGGAAAGCCGCCACCTCTATGATGATCGTGAGGTTGTACAGCCCCTCCTGTGGACACGTCCACACCCCTGCCGAGAACTGCGCAGGAGGTGCTTCCCAATCCGATACTGGGGTTGTGTTGAATAGCCGTTGCCACACCTCCCCTGGCTGGACGCTGGCCGTCAATGATTCTGTCAGTGCCACCGCTGCCGGTCTATCTATGCTGATGAATCTCTCGGCTATCCGGTAGAACTCGTCCCAGGTGGCACGACTGAAGTCCAGCAGCTTCTCCGTGTACGGAGGATTGGCTGGCGCATAGGGCTGAGGAGTGGAACGATCAGTAGAGGCCAAGATCAACCACTCCCAATCTGTAGCTGTGGATAGTCCATTGCCGCAGGGTGGATGCCTCAAACCGTACAGATATAAGTCTGCCCTCCGTCATGCACTCCACGCCCACACTCGAGCCTATCGTGAAGGGGAGAGGGGCTGACCAGGTGATGGGCTGATTGAAGTAAGCCTGCCCACCTACCCGCACGTTGATCACTTCTCCTGGCTCGCCGTCTATCCGCGGAACTACTCGCGTGACCAGGGCGCGCAGGATGTTTTCATGGATGGGCAGACTGAGCCGCTCCACGTAGGCACTCATGGGTTGCCCGTCTATCTCATCCGTCAGCCCGTATGCCCACAGCTTGTTAGCGTCTGGATCACATAGCAGGATGCTGTCCTCTGTCGGGCTGAAGGTCTGCTGATCCCAGAATGTGTTGTCAGAATCCCAAGAGTTAGGGTCTGCATCCCAGGAGGCTCCTACGGCAGAAGCATTCACGATCCCTCTGGCCACGAATGCCACACCTGGCAGATCAATCACCCCACAGTCTGTGGTGATGGTGTTGATCACGTAGGCCTTATTCAGATAGGTGCTTCCCTGAGTGGCAATGCACACCCAGAATTGATTTTCAGCTATCTGGTTCGTGACGCAGCTGATCCGGATCTTGGCTGGATCAACCGAATCCACCAGCTCCCGCTTGATCTTGTCCTGCACGATGGAACGGAACGACTGGCCATCATGCCTGACCACATCATTACCCGTGAATATCCAATGCTCGCCATTGATCTCTGTGACGCAGTTGCGATTCTGCAATCCCGTGTTCAGGAACAGCTTGCGCTGGGTGTAGACGTACTGTCCAGCCACATAGTTGAGCACGTATGAGCTGAATTGCTTGTAGACGATCAGCGTGTCCCGCATACTCATGCCATCTACGATCGCCCCCTGACTGTCTGCCAGCGTCATGTCCCCCGCATCGTTATCCGGTGCTGGTGTCCATTCCTGGGGGATTGCGCCTGGTGCTGCTCCAACTGACCACCAGAGCGTGTCTGGGTGGTAGCTCCCGTTATCTGTTACGCCCAGGGCGAAGAGGTGATACTTGAATGCGCGGATGGACTTGCAAGTGCTATTGGCTGGCCAGCCTGGGAGGGTCACACAATCGGCATTGACATTGAGCCCCCAGTAGAAGGGAGCATTCAGCCCATTACACAAGACTGGGATACCATTGAGGATCGTCCCTGTCCAATCTCCCGCGACGCAAGGCGATAGCGTGCCAGGAGTGATGTCAAAGTGTCCCGCCCCGTCTGTGACGTAGACGTTAGTGGTGGTGCAGTAGACCCAGTAAGCATTGACCCCGACGATGACACACAGGGCAAATATTGCCCCCGTCCCCAGTAGCGGGTCAGCATATGCCCCGTACCCCTCAGATCGGAGGGTGGCCTGCTCCTCAAACTTGATGTTCTGAGCACTCGTCCACTTGTCAGGAGCCACCTCCTCCGGCGGGTAGTCTGTGACGATCCCCCAGTGTTCAAAGAATTGGTAGTTGGGGGATTTCATTTGGCTTGATGGGGGACTCCCCCTTGTGTGCTTCTGTCACGGTGCAGAATCCCCAGCACGTCATATTCTTCGCATCCACCTGCGCGCATCCGGTCAGGATCAGCAGAATGGCCAAGGATTTCATCGCACCCGCCGCGCAGATATCCGGCCATACACTGCAAACGTACTAACTGTGAACGTGGCACGTGACACCAGATACATGGTGATATTTGTAGCGGTTGAAATCCGGTGCGGGGCGATATTCAGAGCACAACCATTAGACCCAGGCACATGAGCTGCGCCCGTTTGGATAGCCCAAGCACTGCTGTTTGTTCCACCCGATGTGCTGGATATGGTGCTGATCTGCTGGGTCATTGATGTGCCGCTGCCCAGTGTGCTGCTGGTGACTCCGTACACATCCCAGTCCCCAGGGGTCAGAGTTATGTTGGTGATGTTGGCGTAGACCCCAGAGGTCAGGGGAATGGCTGATCCGGTAGCCACAATGCTCTCTATATTCTCCCCCACGTATCCAGCAGGGGCTGTGTCGCTGGTAGTTGTCCCACGGATGTCTAAACTGCCATCCGAGTTGCCTATCATAGCCGTGGTCGTGGTCGTGCCGTTGTAATACGCCAGGCCGAATAGCGGAGCAGTTGGGGAGCCTGAGATAGCCTGCCGCCAGTAGCGGTTATTAACTGTATTCGCCCAGTAGATTGCAGCTGTATCGTTATTTATTGTGTACGCGCCGGGGGTTATGTTTATTACCCCGCTTGCTAATGGGAAAGACTGCTGCACACAACGCTTGATCAGGGTCAGGTGGTCTGCGCCCTCACTCTTTGGATCACTGCCTGGGGGGTTAGTGATTACCAGGTCGGTGATGTAATTGCCAGATTCCAGGCTCATGGGATGATCTCCTGATGAATATATGGTGGGGATATAACAGTGGCTCCCGTACCGTCCACTATGACATAGGGATCAGTCACAGTGCCAGGATTCAGCACGTTCTGGCGGTCTGCTTCCAGTTCAAAGCGCTCATGGTAATAGACAGCGTTGTCCCCGTTGTTCAGGTACTCATAGGCTGACTGGAGGGAGCTGAGCAGGAAGAGTGTCTCCGTCCCTGTGGGGATGGGGTCAATGCTGGCCAGGGTGATGCCGAACCTGCGCTCTATCTTCTGCTGCGCATCCCCGATGAAATCGTCCATCTGAGTGGTCAGGTCTGACCTGTGCAGGATGGCCGCTATCCGGTCTTTGAGGTCTTGGAGTGTCATGGAGTAATGCTCACGTTATATTTCCCATCTGCCAGGAGTGGCCACGCATCCACATCAAAGAAGAAGTATCCGCTGGTCTCTATCGGGGCGGTTGTGATAACCGCGCTCTGTGTGCCGATGGTGATCGTGTTGCCAATAGTCACCCTGTCCAGACCCTCCCCGTGAAAGATGTGGTTCGCATCAAACTCATTGATCCGAATCTGCAGGCCGCCACTGGTTATCTGCCCAGCAGAAGGGACTGCATTTGCATTCTTGTAGTTGTACTCTGCCAAAGTCACATCCTTCTCACGCTTCTGGCGTAATGGGATGAAGTCCCCAACCATCACCACCCGCTCAGTGGTCTGACGCTTGATCAATTGCCTCATATCCTGTCCCTCACCCGAAATGGAGCACTGGCAGGGTGCTCTGTGAACTGCTTCCAATAAAGGTCTTTGAGCCTGGTGTCATCATGGCCAAGGGTGTCAGGGTTTAACCGCTCCAGACTTGCGTACTCTTCGCTTGACAGGTGGAGAGCCAGTCTCCCCAGTGAGATGTCCTGCTTCTCCAACTGGCGCATCTGTTCCCTGGTCACCTCCGCTCTGGGGTCTAGCAGGCACGGGTGAAATATCAGCATGAGGGCATCCCTTCCATGTCACATACTCTCTGTCTGTCAGCTCAATAGTCACAGACAGGCCAGGCTCTATCCAGCATGAGCCTGACCATATCTGCCGGTCAAGGTTATTTTTGACCGTGTATTGCATTACGCCACCACTGCCGTGGTCTCGTCAATGTCAAAGATGGCTCCCTGGCTTTTCTCATTGAGAACCAGCAAGGAGTACATCACAGACATCATGCGCCGCTCATACAGACCATTCTTTGCCAGAGGTGTGACCTTGTAGCCCTCCATCATGGACTGCTTGAGATGCGTACCATCCAGGAAGTACATGGAGCTGACATTGGAAGCATCAGCCTTCTGCTGCCGGTTGTCCTTGAGCGTGATGGTCTGCCCAAAGTCCGTAACAAACACGTTGACTGAGCCGTACGCAGTAAGGGCTCCACCGTCCCCCTTCTGTGCCTTGTCACTGGTCAGCGTAGCCACTCGTGCAGTGGAGCCAAACAGGTACTCGGACAGCAGTCGGATCACCTTGGGAGTAGCCATCGCAGTGGAGGTGTTGCCCCCATTCACGTAGACGCTCTGCAGGATGTCGCGGATGGTGGTCTCTGACAGTGCGCGCGGAGTTGTTCCAGGAGTGGGAGCCACAAACAGGCCTGTGGTGGTGTTGAATCCACCCACTGCTCCACCCGCAGCCACGCTCACATTGGTTTTGAGCTGAGCCCCAATGCCTGCAGAGATGCCAGCCACAGAGGTTGCATCCCCAGCAACACTGGCCTGGTGGGTGCACATCTGACTCTCTACGTCCAGGCGCAGCTCGGTCTGCCGGTCACGAATCTGACGGCTGAGCTTGGCCATTCCACCGATGGAGTTAGAGGCCTCGGACAAGTCCGTTACCTTCACTTCCTTGGTTGCCACCTGCGTGAAGTTTGAGACACGCTCACCATACTTGCCATCGTTCTTGGCGCTGTCAGCACCCTCCACCACGGCATTGTTGGTGACAGAAGCTGCCAGGGTATCCTGGACAAACTCCACTCGTTTGTTGCTGTGTGTGCCTTTACTGCAAAGGTTGGTTAGAACAGTCTCCGTGGGGGAGATGTTCCAGATTTTGTCCATTACGTCTTCACGGACTACACCACCGTAAAGAACTGCATCAGACCCTGCGTGTGAAATCATCGTCATTTTTAAGCGCTCCTGAGAAGTGCGTCAATCGCCTTGAGCTGATCCGCATCTGAGCGGGTGGTTTTAGCTTTGGAGATCAACAGATCGGTTTCGGATTGTTTAGATGCTGACCCAGCCCTGGGGGATTCTGAGCGCAGTGGCTTCACGTTGTCCCGTGCCGCCTTCACGCTCTGCTTCAACCTGGCGTAGTCATACATCATCTTGATAGTCAGAGCATCTTTGATCCCATCCACCACTCTATTGGGTATGCCGTACTCCTCGCCTAGTGTGTACAGGGCTGCCCTGACCTGGCGTGTGCCTTCTGCTGTCTTTACATCCGGCAGAATGTTGCCCAGCTTGGTCATCTGGCTCTCATAGTCCTGTGTCACCTCGGCCTTGGCAGCTTCCACGATGTGGGGTGGCAGCTCGGAGATATACGATAGAAGGGTCTGCGCTTTCTCAAGCTGGGACATCACCTTATTCTCACGCTCTACCAGTTCCAGGGTGGCAGCTTGCGTGCTCTGGTAAGCATCTTTCAACTCACCCAGCGTGACAGGCTCTCCCCCAGTAATAGGCACTTTGATGCTGTAGTCCAGGGTATCCGGCTTCTCAGCCACCTTGACTGGTTCCTCTGCCTTCTCAGGCTCCTGCTCTTGCACAGTGTCAGGAGTGGGTTCTTGTGCCTTCTCAGGCTCTCCTGCTGGCTTCTCAGCCTCACCCATCAGCAACTGGCTGATCTGATCCACCTCATCCAGGGTCTCAGTTGCTTGGGGTGCTTGTTCCGATTCTTGCATATATCCTCGCTTTAACTTGCGTTAGTACATCCAGTTGACTGAGCAGTGGAGTCCTCATGCCTGGATTGCTCTTGATGTCATAGAACAGCTGCCCCTCCACATCCGTGAGCACATCATCCAGGAAGCTCTCCAGGTCAGTCTGTGTCCATGTCCTCATCTTTATCCTCGCCTTCCTTCTCCTTGAGCTTGAGCTCCTTGGCCTTGATCGTTCCATCCACTGTGAGCTTGGCTTCCTCTATCTCTGCAGATAGCTCAGCGTCCCACTTCTTGAAGGCCAGGTCTCTGCGCTGTTTCTCCAGCTCATAGTCAAAGTCAAACCGCTTAGCTTCCAGCTCAATGCGCAGTTGTTCCTCTGCCATCTTCTTCTGGCCATCTGCCTGCATCTGTTGCGCCTGCTGTGCTTCCTGGCTGGCTGGGTCAATGAGGTACTGGTCAGGAGCTCCCAGGCTGGCTGTGCGTATCCAGTCACCCATCGCGTTATACATCCGCGGGAGGTCAGTGATGATCCCCGTCCCGCCCTGAGCCATCATGCCCTGCATCATCTGGATGGTCTGGGTCAGTGCCATCAGCCGTTCTGCCTTCTCTGTGGTTGTAAGGCCAAGATGTATGTCAGTGACCATCCGCTCTTGCCATTGACTGGTGTCTGTCTGCGCCCACTTGCCACCCACCCGTGCCATCTGCACACCACCCAGCTCTGTGCGCAGGATTCTGTGGGTCATCATAAACAGGGGGAGGAGCATCGTTCGAACGATGTTGCCAGCGAACCAACCACCCATCATCTCCACCTTGCTCAGCTGCCCAGCCGCGGCAGTGGCACTGGTTCCCATGAGCTGAGCCTGCACCTCTGAGAAGTCCAGGGCTGCTCCCACTCGCTGGGTGCGTACCTGGTCAAGATAGCCCAGGGCATTGACTGCCTGCGCTCCTATATCTGCCGCGGGGAGCTGGATCACAGCATCTGGGGAGCGCATCCGCACCACCCCATTGATCCGTCCATTCTCCAGGTCTTTCATATTGACCTGACCCTCTACCACGCCCAGCCTGGAGGCATTCATCACTGCCAGGTTGTCCAGGTACTGGCGCAGGGTGTGTGTCTTGGCTTCCTGGATGTTCTTCAGTAGCTCCCCGAACCCTGTGCCTGTGATCCGGTGGGGCATTGGGACGGCTGAGCCTGTGATGTAGGGGACATATTCAGCAGGCTCATTGAGCAGCAGGCTGTCCTGGTCTTCACCCATCCACACATGGCGCAGCTCAGTCTCATTGACTCCACGCTGGAGCCGGATGTAGCAACAGTACACACGCTTCAAGCGGTTCGCATCCTCTACGCTGAGATAGTCCCCATCGTTCTGGAGGTTGCCCTGCCTGGCTCGGCTGCCTTCCTGGTAGTCAGTGGTAGCGTCCCGCAGCTTCTCAATCTTGTCATCACTAATGCCCTTGGCCTTGAGCTGGGCTGCTGTGTATAACCGCTCCCTGGCCACGAACCGCACCTGGTCAATGTCAAAGTCTGCCCCGCATTCTGAGTACATCATTGACTCAGGTGGGACGCTCTCAATCTTGAGGGTGCGGATAGTCTTGGTGACCTTGGCCACTGTCTTATCCTTGCCAGCTCGCAGGGTGATCTTGGTGTCTGGTGGAGCCATCATCGTGATGGCATACACAGCCTCATCCGGCAGATTGGGTGGGAATATCTGCTCAGTCACCCGCTTGTTCTCATCCACATAGACGTGGAGCCAGCCGTTACCAATGAGCAGGGCATCAAAGCAGCTCTTGTCCATCGTGTCATAACCGCTGGCTCGCTCAATAGCCACCCGCACGAAGTCTGTCTCTGTCTGAGCTGCCTGCTCATCGTCCTGACTCTGTGCCTCAAACTCTATCTGGGACGTGCGTACCACTGGGCTGATCTGTGCCAGGGTTGCGTGTAGAGCATCAGCCACGTCCAGACTCACAGTCTGTACCCGTCCTTCCGGCGCAGCCCCTGGCAGTCTCCCATAGTAGAGATCAAGTGCCTGGGTGCGTACTGAGCTCAGCGTGTCTGAGTCATAGCCCCTGGCCTGTGTAATCTCACGGAAGGTTATCCCAGCTATTTCATCGTCACTCACGCCAATATCTCCCGCTGCGTATGCAGCTAATCTGGTTTTTTGATACGCCATACTGTCTAGCCAGGGCTGTGCATGTGTCTAGTGATTTACGAATTGACCGCACCTTGTCCCAATCTAGCTTGGTGCTCCCGTGGGTCTCTCCACTCGTTTGCACCTTTCTCCCCCTGGCTATCATGTCCCGTATATTGTCAGCCTGTGTGCCTGCGTACATATGGCTGGGGTTAACGCACAGTGGCGTGTCGCAGGTATGGTTTATCTGTGCGCCCTCTGGGATACCTCCATGAGCCTCTGCGTAGGCCACTCTGTGCGCCAGTAGGGTCTTGCCTTTACCGTTTATGCGTCTAAATACCTGCCCATATCCTTGCTTATTAACCCATCCAGTCCACAGGTGGCAGCCAGTGTTCGGCTCATAGGTTATTAGGTCTTGATTCATCTCAGCCCCATTGATAGGTAGATATAGCATTATGCCGCAATCCCCTGGTCTATCTTGCTGTAGTTGATCTCACCCCACTGATCCTGGAGCTGGCTGACCCCGTGCATGGCCAGGTATCTCATGGCATCACTTGAGTGGCTCGCCCAGTCGTGAAGGGGGCGCAGCTGGAGCACGTTTTTCTTCTCCACCCAGTCAGCTCTATATTGGCGCAATGCCTCTATCCCATCCTTGCACTTCTCACGATCAAACCATGCGCGGGACAGGAGCGCACGGACACCATTGATGCCATCAATCACCTCGTGCTGGGGACAAACTAGGACATCACACCCCAGACCATGTAGCGTGTCCTTGCGGGTCTGACCTGTGCTTAGTGACCGCACATTGATGTCATGGGGTGCGATGATCTTGCCATAGGAATATCCACGCGCCTTCCAGTCTTGGACGATGGCAGGCAGTCCCATGTTTGTGTATTCAGCATGGTCAATGAACCGAACAGCGTCCCCATCCAGCTGGAAGAACCATGCTGCTGTGGAGTCATTCATGCCCAGGTCAAGGGCAATGTGGGTCTGCTGTCCGTAGGCTGGGAGCACCTTGGCAATCCTGCCTGCCTCATCAGCCTGGCTCATCTCGGTTGCCCAGTATGCGCCGCGGATACTTGCATCCCATGAACAAAGGAATTCCTGCGCATACTCAGCCACACTCATGCCACGCTGGGCTGATTCCAGCTCTGCCTGGTCAATGATGCCGGTCTCGTCTGCCTTGTAGCATCCCCGCCAGTATTCTGGATCAGTCTCTGCCTGGTTCCACTGCTCATAGAACAGGCCATGCCGTCCAGCGGGTGTGCCAATAAACAGAGCTTGACCATTCCTGTCTGACAGGGCAGGCCGGAGCACTGAGAACCACATGGATGGTGGCATCTGGGCAGGCTCATCCAGCACCACGAAGTCAGCATATAGGCCGCGGCTTGCGTCTGGATTATCTGCTGAGCCCAGCTGGATGATGCCACCATTGTGTAGCGTCACCTTAAGCTCTGACTCGTTGTACTCCACGCCTGGCAGTGCCTGGGTGAAGTCCTTAACGTATTGCCAGGCAACCCGCTTGCTCTGTGAATACGTTGGTGAATAGTAAAACACCTGCGGTCTGTGCAGTGGGCAGGTCAGTGCCTTGTGTATCAGCACCCAGACAGCCAGCACGGTCTTGCCCAGCCTGCGATGAGCAAGGAGTACATTGAACCGCTTGAGATTGCGTAGGACTTCCTTCTGCTGCTCTCGCAGAGGGTAATGGATCGTGAGTGTCCCGTCAGGAGTGCGAGATGTTGACAGCAATTACGCCACCCACTTCCCCACTGTGCTCAATAGCCTTTAGGTCAGGCAATGATTTGGCCAGCAATATCTTCGCTGCTTGAATAGCCTTGTCAGACATTTCTATCTTCTCAAAGGCTTGATCATTCAAACGTTTGATGAGCTGACTCGTTTGAATCCGCTCCCTCACTTCGTTTGAGTGTGCCAGGTTCTTCCTCGTAGCCAATCTGCTCTATTCTCCTGACGTATCTACCCGTCCTTGCAGACTTACGGTAGCTCCACACCTCCACCACCCAGCCAGCCTCTAGCATGAGTGGGAGGTATTGAGCCTCCTTTACCTTGGTAACCCTGGCAGCATGAGCTGAGCCAGCTGTTACCTGTATTGCGAGGGTGATATTACCCTTAAGAGCCACAATGTCAATGCACCCATACAAATCTGACTTGTGGTTCCCCAGCCACCTCTCCACGATCCATGGAATATATC